AACCTCGCGCAACGTGCGTCGAGATCACCGTCAACGACGAGGTCAACTCCATTGTCGAGTACGCCGGGAAGTACGTCATGCCGCCCAAGGATGGTGCGGCGCAACGTGCTGCTCTGCGTGCCAGTGCGTCAGTCAAGGAGGCGTGCACCACGACGCTTGTTAGGAACCAGCTTTCTAAGGCGTTTGGTCGCGTTTTCCGTGAGTGCAAGGCGGTGTTGGGCGACAAAGACGTTCGCCCCTCCGAGTTGGTTACTCGCGCGATCGGCAAGGGTAGCTTTGAGGTTACGCCCGAAGAGGCCAAGGAGGCCGTCCGCGGGATTACCTTCAAGCTCGAGGCGAAACCAGGGGTATTGTTGCAGTCCCTCGGGTTCAGCACCAAGCGCAACGTTCTCGAGACGAACCCCCAGCTCCTCGTTGAGTTGGCTTTGGGTCGCATTGCTCGGCTGGCCGCTGGCCACATTGACCGCGACCCCGTCAAGATTTTCATCAAGGATGAACCTCATTCCTTGAAGAAACGTTGCGAGCAAAGGTGGCGAATCATCTCCGTTGTCTCGATGTTCGACGAGATGGTGGAGAAGCTGCTTATGGGCCGCTTGCATGAGGTGCTGATTGCGGAAAACCAGCGCCTTCCGGTTTGCCCTGGTATGGGGAATTTGGCGGAGGAAGTTCCGTCGTTCCACAACTACCTGGGCACGGCCGACGAGTGGGTCATCAGCAGTGACGTTTCGGCGTTCGATTGGCACGTGGAGGCCCCGTGGCTGTTGACGGAGGCGCGCATGAAAGGTGCGCTCATCACTGGGGCCACTTCTTTCGCTACCCATGCGGAAGTCCACGTTGCGAACGACCCGACGTTGTTGGGCGCGTGCAGAGCCTCCTTTGCACCGACGTCCGACGTCGCGGAGGTGCTGTACCGGCACACGCTCGCTATTATTTCCACGCCCTTCGTTGATGCCGATGGCTTCGTCCACGGTCAGCGTGTGGCTGGGATCCAGCGTTCAGGCCGGTACAACACGGCGCAGGGGAACAGTGTCATTCGTACCGCCATGCAGTACTATGTGATGCCCAATACCGTGAGGGTGAAGTCCATGGGTGACGACCAGGCGGCCTCCGTGAAGCCCGAGTCAACCTCTGTCGAGGAGCTCGTTGGCAAGTACCGGGAGATCGGGCTGAAGTTGACTGACGTGCACGTTGCCGATTTCGCGCGTGAGAAGATCGCCGAGGTCGAGTTTTGTTCGCACAAGTACATCTTGTACCCGAATGGCCGTACTGGACTCGAGCCCGTGAACGTGGCGAAGTCGGTCGCCAAGTTCATGCACTTTGCCCCGCATCTATCGGCGGAGGTCCGTGTTCACTCCGCGGTTGATGTCGCCTCGTACGCTCGCAAGCCTCAGCTTGCGCATGCGTTGCTCCGTGCCGTTGCTGCCATTCCGGCACGCAACAACGCCGGTGAGGACGGCGAGGTCGATGACTACGTGGAGCAGAGTTATGCTAGCCGCGATAAAGCTCACGAAGACATGGCCAAGAAGTCCAAGTCGAAGCAGCAGAAGCAGCAGCCTGCCCAGGCGCAGCCAGCCAAGAAGAAGGCGGCGCCCAAGCAGGCTTCGAAGTCGATGCAGATTGTGTCCCTCCCCGCATCGACCGGAGCTGTATTGCGCCCGTCTGCGTACGAGGTGCAGTCGCTCGGTCAATCGCGCGTTCGCGTGCGGGGGCACGAGATGCTCGGCAGTGTCGTCAGTGGTCCCAATGTACTGACGGCAGTGTTCGACGCCAACCCCGCCTGCTGGTCAAACAGCAGGTTGAGTCTGATGGCGCGCGGGTATGAGAAGTACCGGTACAACCTGGCACGGATCACCTACGTCCCAGGCTCGTCGAGTAACACGCCCGGCATGATCGGCTTTGCAGTAGAGACCGATGCGGATGAGAAGCTCCCGGCTGACGCCGCGGCGATGCAGAAGCTGCTGAATATGCAGGTTTCTTGCGTCACTCCGGCTTGGCAGGGCGCCTCTATCACGTTCCGGCGCGATTCCCAGGACACGAAGTGGTACTCCGCTTCGATGCTCGGGGAGACGACCCGCTCGGCGGTGTCTCAGTTCGTGGTGGCGGTGATCACGGACTATTTCCCCGGGCAGAACGCCACCTTCGGGCGCGTCCTCATCGATTATGATCTTGAGTTCATGTACCCGGAGTTGGAGTACCAGGACGGCGGGAAACAGTTTCAGTCTGTTCCTTCCACCATCCAGGTCATTGCTGGCGCCGCTGGCTCCGAAGCCCTCTTGCAGGACACGGGGACCACTTGGAGTACCAGGACGGCGGGAAACAGTTTCAGTCTGTTC